ATTTACCATTGATGCCCCAGGGCGTATGGTGATTCGAGAAGCTAATGGTACAGTTGGTTATATATCTACTAAAAGAACACATTTCATGGAAAACACTTATATTGATCAGTTTAATAACTATCTTGATGTGTGCCCATCTGATGTGGAACGTGATACTATCAAGGGTGAATGCGGTTCTCCTGTGCTTGTGCAACAACCAAATGCATGTGTATTGGCGGGCATCCATATTTTAGGTGGTACGCGGTTACAAGCCGTTGCTGTTCCTATTTATAAAGAGGATTACGAAGATGCTTTGGAGTACTTCCAAACACCTATTGTTGAGAATGATATTCCTTTTTTGGAGGGACAAAATTTTACAACTGATATTAGTCAGCGATGTACTGCTAGGTTCATACCAAATGGTACTTTGCAAGTTTTCGGTAGTTTTGGGGGTTTTAAGAGACAACCCAAGAGTACCGCATGTGATACACTCTTAACTTCTTTTTTGGTTGAGGACGATCATAAACGGGAATATGCTCCTGCTCCTATGCGCGGTTTTACTGCAGTCCATATTGGACTTAAATCTATGGTTCAGAAGCAAATGTGTTTTAAGGAAGATGTTTTGAAGTTATGTGCGGCCAGTTTTGCTCGCACGATTTTTTCTGGCTTGCCATCTCAATTTAAAGATGAATTGAAATCACCGCTTTGTTTGAAAGTTGCTCTTAATGGAATGCCTGGTACTAAATTCGTTGATTCAATGAATTTTGGAACCAGTGCTGGTTATCCATATAATAATAGTAAGCGTAATCATATAATGCGTATGCCAGGGGACGAGATATGGCAGCATCCAATTGTCTTAACTGATGAAATTAAAAAAGATGTTGAATCATGCTGGAATAAAATGACGTGCGGTGTTAGTACAGCTCCAGTTTTTATGCAACATTTGAAAGATGAAGCTCTGCCATTGCGTAAAGTCGAAGCTGGTAAAGCTCGACTATTTATGGGAGGACCATTTGCTTGGAGTATTTGTGTTCGAATGGCATTATTACCCTTTGTTCGTGTTATGCAATTTAATAAATATCTTTTTGAGTGTGCACCTGGCACCAACGCGACTTCTATTGAATGGACGCGAATATATCAGTATGTTACTAAGCATGGTGAAGATCGGCTCATTGCGGGAGATTTTGAGGCTTTCGATAAGAATATGGGAGCTTTAGTTATAATGGAGGCATTTCGTATTATTCGTATGTTATTGACCTGGAGTGGAGCTGATCAAGAATTAATAAATGTAGTCCAAGTTGTGGCCGAAGATGTAGCCTTCGCTTTTTGCAATTTTAACGGAGACCTTATGCGTTTCTTTGGATCTAACCCTTCAGGTCATCCCTTGACCGTTATTATCAATTGTTTAGTAAATTCGTTATATATGCGATATTGTTACCATGAACTAAATCCTGATAAGGAGGTGGATTCATTTCAACGAAATGTCAGTTTAATTACTTATGGTGATGATAATACTGCAGGTAGTGGAGTTGATTGGTTTAACCACACTGCTATTGCAGTCGTTTTATCTAATGTGGGAATTGGATATACTATGGCCGATAAAATTGCCGAAAGTGTACCTTTTATACATATATCTGATGTTTCTTTTCTTAAAAGAACATTCCGTTATGAACCCGAACTTGATGCATATATGGCAAATCTTGATACTAAATCGATCTGGAAAAGTTTGATGATTTGTATACCAAGCAAAACAGAGAGCCCGCAAAAGCAAACTGTCGATATAGTTCGCTCAGCTGTTGCCGAATGGTTTTTTCACGGACGAGACGAGTTTGAAAGACAATCTCAATATTTGCGAATTTTATTAGATCGTGCAAACCTTCTAAATTATGCTGATCCCGGGGTTTTTCCCACATGGGATGATCTTAAGGAACGCTTTATTGAGGCTTCACATGCCTATTTGGAGAATGAACCAGAAACTACCCGTCATATTTTGGGTAATTTTAAATGGTCAATCTAATTCCAAAGCATGCGCCACGGGGAGGCGCATATATAAATATCCCCGGTTCGCACCCTTGGGGGGGGTGCTATAACAAATCCCCCAGATTCTAGGGCGTGTGTTGCAACGTCCTGATATATATCAAAG